ACACCTGCTTATACTTATTACTCAGGAGTAGGTTATTACACTTCTGTTGATAGTAATTCTGCGACTATATATGTTAGACAGCCCTTAATATTTGGAGCCATTAGAGAGACTTGGGGATCTCAATTTAGCAATGGAATATTATATTTTAATTCCAATAGTGGAGCAAGTGGAAACCCTATTGTTGTATCAGGAGGGTGGGATATCAGTGCAATGAGCAATCAAACTGGGAGTACTTTTGTTGACATGAAATGCGGTCAGGAAGAATTTATTTATATGAATAATTGCAGTTATATTCAATTTTCTAAATTAGCTGCTATCAGATTTTATACGGGTGTTTTTAGTAATGGTAATTACAATACTGGAACGTCAAATTATGTTGAGATGACAGATATTGATATTATTTGTTGTTCCCAAAATGGTGCTGATCTTTATAGTACTAAATTCAATAAATTAAAGATAAACTTCTCATACGGTGGTCAAAATAACAGAGGCATTTCTCTTCAACAAATAGGGATTGCCCCCGGAGCGAATAAAGCTGATTTTGTTTTAAAAGGTCGAGCCTTGCGTAA